TGTATAATATAGTACAAAAGTTTTCGTTTGATACGATCACAGACATACAAGCAGTGCTCAGAAATCAAGTTCAAGCATCTATAAAGGATTATAAACTAAGAAATTTTTATAATTCTCATTTTCCTAGACTAAAAACATCAGATATATACTGGAACTTGGAAACCAGTGCTACTAATATATCTACAGGTTATTTTAATGATCTACGCGGCGGTATAACCTCGGAAGTTTATATACTTGAAAATCAAGTTATAAATGGAGAATATGATCTTGGACAAACGGGTGACTTTATTGTTAATATTCTAGAAAACAAGGATGTAGAATATTGGGTAAAGCTGGAAAACGAACAACAAGAACAACGATGGAATCTTATAAACAGTGAATTCAAAGCACAACTGGGATCATATGCCAGCGATTCAGTTCTCAGTGCGCTAGTACCAGGTGCGATGGCAAAGTTCAAAGCACCTAATAACTGGTATTTTGACAAACATGGAAATCTCACAACAATAACCAAAGGAAATACGCAGTATAAATGGACTAAAGTAGTGGAAGTAGACCTAGATGGCACAGTTTCTCAGAATTCTATACAAGGTCCTGTGACATTTAATGATGTAATTCCTTCAGGATCTTGTCTAGTAGAAGTTATTCCTTTATTTTCTACAGTGTTAGATGAAAATATCATAGATGACATAGTAGAACAAGTGTCTAACTATCGAGTATTCGGACTTCGCTATGATACTGATAATCATAGATGGTTGATTATAACAGATGATAATCTCAAGATTAATACTAATTTTTCTTTGGATAATCAAGGCGATTCTTCAGATACCAATCAAGATGCTAGTTGGTTGTTATTATTTCAAGCTCAGGGATTGAACTATAAGTTTGTACAACGTGCTCAGAGGTATATTTTTGAAAGTGATTCCCAAATAAAATTTTATTATGATCAAGATAACAAAGTCTATGACCCTAAGCTAAACCAGATAGTTCGAGATAGTATAAACATATTGTCAGTGAATACAGCAGTTGATCAAACAGGAGAATACTCGTCTTATCCTTTAGAACGATCTGTGGATTGGAAAATTACCAAACAGTACACTGATCTAAAAGGCTACATAGATACTAGAAAAGTAGAAGTTAACTTTTTTGACAGTGACGATGACGGTGTGGTGGATGATCCTGACGTATTCGATCATATAGTCAGTGATAACACAGATATAAAATGGATATTTTCCAAGAGGTATTTACTAGATACAGATGCTGAAACGTTTAAATATGTGAATGCTGAAACAGAAAATATACAAGTTATCAGTGATGATGAATTATCCGGCATAATAGATAGTGTTTCTAAAGGATTTATAATACCTCCCCAGCAGATATTTTATAACCATACAAAAAATATATTTCAGTATTATGATAGCGAATCAGATTCATTCAGAATTAGTGTGGATTATAAAGCTTATCGCGGAAGGGACCAGTTGTCGTTTAGATATGAACATGCAGCAGATGAAAATAACAGAATAGATCCCAGTAGATCGAATATAATTGACATCTATGTGATGACTAGAACATATGATCTAGAGTTTAGAAAGTGGTTGTCTGGTGTTATATCTGAAAAACCCTTGCCCATGAGCAGCGATGCTCTTCATATGAACTTCGGTGAAGAAATAAACAAGCTAAAATCTATAAGTGATGAAACTATATTACATCCTGCCAAGTACAAGATATTATTTGGGGAAAATGCAGATGATAATCTCAAAGCTGTGTTTAAGGTAGTAAAAAACACAAACATAGTATCCAGTGATAATGATATAAAAGTTGGCGTTATATCAGCGATAAATGAGTACTTTGCACCTGATAACTGGGATTTCGGTGATGTATTTTATTTTGTTGAATTAGCTAGTTTTATAATGAAAAAACTCGAATCTAGTATACTGTCTGTTGTAATTGTTCCTCTACAAGAAAATCTTTCATTTGGTAGTTTGTTTGAAATAAATTCAGCACCTGATGAAATATTTATTAGTTCTGCCACCGTAGATGATGTAGAGATAATTTCATCAATAACTGCTGAAAAGCTGCAATCGCAAGGTACTGTATTTTCAGGAGAAGTAACAGCCAGTGATCAGATACAAAGTTCTGAAGTATAAAGGTAGAATAGGAGAATATAATGTCGTTTGATAATAACCAAAGTGACTCTTTGCAGTCTAGAAAAAATTCTGATCGTACCAGCGAGAATCTAATACCTAGATATTTTAGAACAGACGCTAATAAGAAATTCTTGCAATCTACTGTAGATCAATTAATAAAACCCGGTGTAGCAGAAAAACTAAATGCTTATATAGGCAGAACCACAGCCAAAGCGTTTAGAAAAGGAGATACATATCTAGAAGAAATAAATCAATCTAGACAAGATTATCAATTAGAACCTTGTGTGATATACAAGGATGATTTCGATAATATCAATTTCTACAAAGATTATAATGATTATATAAATCAACTAAGAAATTATAATGTAAATGTATCCAACCATGATAAGATAAACCAGCAAGAGTTTTATGCATGTAATCCCTGTATTGATTGGGACAAGATATCTAACTTCAGAGAATACTATTGGCTGCCGTATGGTCCTATCAGTATCACAGTTGATGTTGTTGATGGTGTTTTGGATATAGATCAAGATATTATAGGAAAAAAACAAGCATCTCTCGAATATCCCAAGGAATTTGATCTATCCAACGGTATGAGATTAAAATTTTCAGGGAAGGTGTTTCCTGAAAAATACAAAGAAAGTACATGGATTGTAGAAGGTGTAGGAGAATCGATTACACTAGTAGATGAAAATAGCTTAGTAATAATAAATGATGTCGTAGATCCCCAAGGTAACGTCTATGACTCTCTGCAAGTGATACCTTTTGATACAGAGAATTTTGACACAGTTCCTTTTGATAGTGCACAAGGGTTCGCAGCAAAAAAAGATTATATTGTTATAAATCGAGCTTCCAAAGACAAGAATCCTTGGTCAAGATATAATAGATGGTTCCACATCGATGTTATAAAAAAATCATATGAACTAAATGATCAGATTTTTGTGTTCGATCAAAGCAGTCGAGCAGTGAGACCTATAATAGAATTTAAATCTGATCTGCAGTTGTTTAACTTCGGTAAACAGTTCAAGTATAACATAGATGTCATTGATACAGAGACAACCGACATATATTCTGACATAGAAGGTTTGGTTGTAGATTTTGATGATCCGCAAGCACAGATACCAAAAATAAGCGGTATAGAAATCTATAAAGGAATGACTGTAATATTTATTTCCGAGCAAGATTCTCTGTATAACACCAAGATATTTACACTGGATTTACTAGATAGTCAAGGCTCTAGTCGCGTAGCACTCATAGAAAATGACTATGAGCCTGAAGAAGGTGATTCTGTTATGTCTTTGTACGGTGATCAACAAGGCAAAACCTTGTATTTTTCACAAGATCGTTGGCATTTTGCTCAGGAAAAACGCACGTTAAATCAACAACCATTGTTTGATTTATATGATGAACAGCAAAATAGCTTTGCTGATAACATAATATATCCAGGGAGCAGTTTTCAAGGGTCTAAGATTTTCTCTTATCAGATAGGTCAAGGTCCTGTAGATTCAGAATTAAATTTTCCTATTTCCTATAGAAATATCAACAACATAGGAGACATAGTTTTTGACTTCAATCTACTCAAAGATAATTTTACATTCAAGACATCAGATACTCAAGAGTCAGTTACAGTTAATACCAGTCAGGGTTTTGTAAAGAGATATGTTTCTGAGCAAGATCACGTGTTTTTATCTGCGTGGACCAAAGCTGATGAACTGAGTCGTCAAAAAGTAATAAGATCATTTGTTGCAAGTAGAAATCAACAAAGATTTATAATAGATCACTATGATTCTGTGGAAGCATTGGATCATGTAGATACATTTGTTTATGTCAACAATATACTGTTGTTTAAAGACATAGATTATACCTTGGTTCTGGAAAATAAACGAGTAGTAGTAGAGTTTTCTAGAAATCTTTCAGATTCAGATGTAGTCACAGTAAAGACCAAATCAGATATAAACAAAAATAGCAAAGGCTATTATGAAATACCTATAAATCTAGAAAGAAATGTATTAAATCGAGATATAACTACGTTTACATCAGGCGAAATAAATGATCATGTGCAGAGCATAGTTGAAGAGTCCAAAGATTTTAAAGGAACATTTCCAGGACCTGGTAATCTCAGAGACATTGGGGAAGTATCTGGTCTAGGTAGGAAGTTTGTTCAGCATTCAGGATCGTTAAACATTCCGTTGTATCATGTTACACATAAACAAAATAACATCGTAGATGCTATAGAATTTTCTAAAAGTGCATATTCTAAGTTCAAGAGAAGATTCATACAAGAATCAGAAAATATCACAGATGTCAGCGATATTATGTTGGTATTTTCCAAGATAATGTCAGTTATAAGTTCTGAAAATAACAACAATTCACCTTTTTATTATTCGGATATGATACCTTTTAAAGGCGAATTAGTGCAAAGGTTCGAGATAACGGAATCAGGAAATAGGTACTATCCTTTAGAGTATGATTTTGATTATAACACGCAATCAAATCATGCAGTGTTGGTATACTTGATCAGAGGTTCTTCTAAGACTCAGTTATTGAAAGGGATTAATTACACTTTGCAAGATCGTGAATTTTGTGTAATTGACACCGATACAACAGAAATACTCAAAGGCGATGTCATAGAAATCAGAGAATATCAGAGCACTGACGGCTGTTGTATACCTCCTACTCCTAGTAAGCTAGGAATATATCCCTTGTATGAACCTATGATATTCACAGATTATTCATATTTTGAAAATCAAGGATCGGGAGTAAAAGTCATACAAGGGCATGATGGGTCTATAACACGTTGCTACAGTCAAGATGGATATCAAGATTATAGGGACTTATTGATTCTAGAACTAGAAAAACGCATATTTAATAATATAAAAGTTCATTATGATGCTGATATATTTAATTTATATGAGTTTTTGCCAGGTTATCATCGAAAGAATAATCCAAAGAAATCAGATATAGACAGAATTCTAGTCAAAGATTTCAACTCGTGGTTAAGCATTGTAGGAAATATAGATTATACATCTGGTGATTTTTTTGATAAAAATAACAAGTTTACCTACAATTATTCACATTTATTAGATCGAGAAAATCCTATTCCTGGGTTTTGGAGAGAAATATATCGAGGGTTGTACGACACTGATCGCCCTCATTCACATCCCTGGGAAATGCTAGGCATGTCTATAAAACCCAGCTGGTGGGAAGAAACATATGGTCCTAGTCCTTATACATCAAAGAACATACTATTATGGGAAGACTTGGAAAAAGGAATAATACGTGAACCTGGAAATGTTCGTGAGGTGCAGAGTTTCCAAAGACCTGGTCTAATGAGCGACATGCCTGTAGACCAGCAAGGTAATCTAGTAACTCCAGATTCTTTGAGTTTACTATCAAGATATGTTCTTAGATATACAAATCTTCCATTTAAGTTCGGAGACGGTGCTCCTGTTGAATCTTCGTGGAAAAAGTCATCTGAGTATCCTTTTGCTTTGATAAAAGCCTTGTTGTTAAATAAGCCTGCTCAACTAATGGGATTGCTGTTTGACAGATCTAGAATTTATAGAAACATATCTGGAAATCTAGTCTATGCTTCTACTAACAGAAGAGTGAGCAGTTCGGACGTAGTTTTCCCCAATTACGATTCTGATAACAAGATTTTTTCACTAGGGCTTGTAAGTTTTCTAGTGGATTATTTAAAAACCAACATAGATGTATCTTTAAATAGCTATAAACAAGAATTTAAAAACATAGAAAATAAACTAGGATTCAAGTTATCAGGATTTGCAGACAAGAACAAGTTTAATCTTCTTTTAGATAGCCAAAGTCCTAGCAGCCAAGGATCGGTATTTATACCCCAAGAAAATTTTGAAATCACTATGCAAGAGAGTTCTGTTGTCAAGTACGTTTCTTATAGTGGTGTGATAATCGAAAAAACTAATAAAGGCTATGTAATAAGCGGTTATGATAAAAAATATACCTTTTTTAGATATTTCAAACACGTCAATAATTACAAAGACATTACTGTAACAGTGGGAGGAGTCAGTGAAGAATATGCTGTTTGGTCTCCTATGGTCACATATGCGAAAGGTCAAGCAGTATATTACAACAACAACTTTTATAGAGTAACCGAATCACATATTAGTGCTAGTAATATAGATCTGTCTAAATTTGTAAAATTAGCAGAATTACCTACGATTAATGGAAAATCTGCTATTATTAGAACGGTGTTTGATCGACTAGAAGAACATGAGCTAGCATATGGTAGTTTGTTAGCTACTACTCAGGATGTGGTGGATTTTATCCTGGGATATGAAGACTATTTAAAATACCAAGGATTTTCATTCGATGAGTATAACACTGAAACTAATTTAATTGATAACTGGCAAAATTCTGTAAAACAGTTTTTGTTTTGGTTAACACAAAACTGGAATGAAGGTTCACTGTTGTCACTTAGTCCCGGTGCAGAAAAGTTGGTTTTTAAATCAGCAATAGGTGACATAGGAGACATATTTGAGTCTTCAACAGAATATTCATTAGTAAATGTGTCCGGTAGAAAGATAAAAAAAGAGTATGCTACTATATTGAGAACATCGGATCTTGAGTTTGAAATATCACTTTCAAACACTACAGACGGTATATACGGTCTGAGATTACCTATTGTCTACAAAGAACACGCAGTTGTTGTAGACAATAAGAGTGTATTCAATGACATGATATATAATACCGAGAGTGGTTACAGACAAGAAAGAATAAAGATTTTGGGATATAGAACTGCAGGATGGAACGGCCGTGTTAACATTCCTGGATTCTTGTATGATGAAATACAAGTCAAAGAATGGAAGCCTTGGGTTGATTATAATGCCGGTGATGTTGTAAAACACAAAGAATATTATTATACACCCGCAGCGAATATAACAGGAACGCGAGTATTTGAATCATCAAGCTGGAGGCAACTAGGTGAACGTCCTGAGTCAAAACTGATACCTAACTTTGAATATAAAGTAAATCAGTTCAGTGATTTTTATGATTTAGATACTGATAATTTTGATATTGTTCAGCAGAAAAATGCACAGAAACTAATAGGCTATCAAAAAAGAGAATATCTATCTAGTATTATAAATGATGAAGTCAGTCAGTATAAATTTTATCAAGGGTTTATAGCAGACAAAGGGACAAAAAATGCTATTACCAAGCTGTTTGATGTATTAAATTACACTAATAGAGAAAGTTTAGACTTTTATGAAGAATGGGCTGTAAAAGTCGGTGACTACGGAGCAGAAGAAACGTTTAGCGAAATAGAAATAAAGCTAGATGATAAGTTTATGATACAGCCTTCTCAGCCTGTGGTTATAACACAAAATTCTGAACCGTCTTATGAAGACCTTGTTTATCGACTATCATCGGATGATGTGAGTTTAAAAAATCTCAATTTCGATTACAATCCTTTCCCTCAGAAGTACATAGCAGACACTGAAATAAAATCTGCAGGTTATGTGAGAAAAGAAGATGTTGAACATATTGTAAGAAACTACGATGATATACTAGAAAAATCTATCAGTGAAGTAAGACTCGATGATTTTATATGGGTAACATTTTATAATGATACATGGACGGTGCTAAAGTACCAAGATAGCGGCGTGATGATTTCCGGGGTTAAAACCCAAGGTTCTGAGGTAGTACTTGAGGTTAACAGTGTTGATTTTAAAACAGGTGATATAATCGGCATAAATGGAATACAAGATCTAGAAGGATTTTTCAAGATCGTAGAGGTAGGCACTAGTTCTATAACTGTGGATATAAGAGACACAGGATTCAGTGAAGATCTGGAAGATATCAGTGCTAAAATAACAGATTTTGCAGAAATAAGATATTCCGATCTAGCTCAAGCTAAAGAATTTTTAAACAGTAACGTAACCGCTAAAAATGTTTCCTGGATAGATGATATAGATGGAAAATGGGGGATCATTAAAACTGAAGCCAAGTACAAATACAAAAGATTTATAAATCAACTCAACTATCAGATATTGTTCAAAGGATGGGGTTCTAATGCCTGGGAACAAGCAGATTGGTCTTACACCGGCAATTCTGATGATCCTTATGAGTGGAAAATAAACACTGATAGTATACAGAAACAGAGTGAGTTTGATCCTTGGTATATTTTATCATATGAAGATCTTGTAACACGAGGTAATATAATAGATATAACCAGTGAATTATTTGATGTTGCTAGTTGGAGTGATGACTCAGTTTCATGGGGTTCAACGTTGTGGAATCGTAGAAGCTTGGACAATCGTCTTTGTAACAATTATGGTTTTTCTAACGGGTGGAACACTGAATTTTGGAACCTTCGAGCATGGTCTCAGTATGATGATTTTGGAAGAATATTTAAAGTATCAAAGTCTGGTGATTATCTTGTAGTAGGATTACCAGATAAACAAAGAGTGTTAGTATTCAAGGATAATAATTTTGGATATTATGACTTTTTACAGTCTTTGGAAGTTGACAAGAGCATCTATGACTCTAGAGAAACATCAGAGTTTGGACGATCTGTTGCTATAAGTGATGACAACCGATATATTGTTGTAGGAGCACCTGCGACAAGTCGAGTAAAAACGAACTTCAAAGGTCAATTTGATAACCGAGGAAATTATATCAAAGGAGATATAGTAGAATCAAATAATCAGTTATTCCGAGCGTTGAAGGATATAAGTTATGACGGTAATTTTGATTTACGTGATCCTATAGAAGATATCTATTGGAAACAACAACTCATAGTCGATGTTGATCGAGAATCAAACCCTAGTGATTTTCTAGCACAGGGTCTAGTAAGTATCTTCAAGTTAGGTGAGAATGGTTTATTCGCAACAGATACTCATATCACTGTCCCTGTTAACTTCGACGGAAATCGACTAGGCCAACAAGTGAAAATATCACAATCATCAGATTCTTATGTGATATTTGCCTCATCAATGTTCAAGGATGTTAAAATTGATCAACAAGGGCAGACCTACGATTATCGAGGAAGAATACATCTTATAAAGAATAACACGGATGAGAATGTTGAATATACTTGGGTATACGGAAAAAATACTAATTATCTAGGTGAAGTCAGTGAAATAACTGGAGATCTTACACTAGGTGCAAAACAAGGAGATATAATACTGCAGAATAATGTATTTTATCAAGCATCAAAGGATATTGCATCAGAAAACTTCCCTTTAATTGTGTCAGAGAACAAGATTTCTAGTAACACTAGACTAGAGTCAAATTCTGAAATAGTTATAACAGTTAATGAAAGTTACGGGAAACAAGAAACTTATACGAATTCATACTCAGCTACTATAACAGTTAATACAGATCTGCTCATAGGCGAAGACTTGGATATGGACGGTGATATAGAAGATACGATATTCTATGATATTCTTGATGATCAACTGTCTTATAATACCAGGAATACAAATCTATTTGAAATAACTGTAGATTTATTTACCTCTAGTTCTATACTAGATTGCTTTAATATAAAACAGCAAAATAGTTTTTTTCAAGAAGACGGGAACCCTTATAAATCTATCAGTAATCCAGACGGTACCGTTTCTTATTATATTGAACTAGAATCCAATCAAGATTTTAATGTACCTAATACTGCAGATCAACTTAAAAAACACTTGATCAAGACTTGCTCTACTAGTGCTAGTGTAAGGCCTGTTGTTTGCACAAAATTTGATAAAGTGCAGATCTCTACAGTCATATCAAAGATGAATAGACTAGCAGTAACTGAGTTTGATGAAATTTCCAACAGAACATATTTTGATACTCCTTATATAACTTTTATTGATGAGATATTCGGTAATAGCGACTCAGGTTACAAGTTTGTTATAGGTGTTCGTAGAGTAAAGTCTAAGCTAGAGTTTGTTTATCTAGGAGATGCTACAAAGGTTGAACTGATAATAGAAAATATCAGTGGAGATTTGTATGAGAAACTAGGTCTTACAGGTAACAGAGCTGTAGGTTATTACCATTCTCTAGACAGTTCTAGATGGTCAATTATAAATGATGTCAGAGAATATCTAGGATACATACCTGATACCTCAGGTGTCTATGACTACACAAATCAAGTACAAGAATATGATAGTCAAAAACAATATGCACCTAACGAACTAGTTGAATATCTAGGGTCTTTGTACCAGGCAAAAAAATCATCAATGGATAAAGTTCCACTAGAAGAAGGCATCGTGGATACTGAAAATTGGTATGTTATACAAAAAAGACTTAGTGATCAAATAGATATTTTTTCAGAACAGTTTGATGTAGACGAACCGGGAAACACACTAGTTGTTTCAAGCAAGTTTTTGGATCAAGGAAATACAACAAAAACACTGAATCGAGTTCAGATATATCAGATGTCAACATTTGGAAGATATATTTTATCCCAAGAAATCAATAATCCTGCAGAAGTGTCTGTGAATTTTGGTCACGCTTTAGCAGTTTCTGATGATGGATTGTATATAGCAGTAAGTGATCCAGGGAACGATGAAATTCAAGGAAGGGTTTATGTTTATAAAAGAAACAATATCTTGGAATCTTTTGTTTTAGCAGATGTTCTAACATCTCCTGAGACTGCGGATACTCGCAATTTTGGAGAAGTATTAGAGTTCTCAGGTTCACAGATGTTTGTTCATGGAACAGTGGGTTATGATGCAGATCACATGGGAGAGTACAGAGCTTACAAGAGTTCACTGTATATATATGAAAGAATATATGATAATTATATATTCATGCAAAAAATATCATCGAATGTAGATCAGTATGCTAGCTTAGGTAAGTATTTTGCTTATAATAATAACAGATTGTTCATTGGTATACCAGAGTATTGCCAAGGTAATATACTGATATTAGAAAAAGATAGTAAGCAAGGTCTTATAGAAGTACTCAGGGAGCCTGTAGATCATGTTGATGTCACTGGTATGAGATCTTGTTTCTTATATGATACAAACACAAATGATTTACTAGATTATCTGGATATAATAGATCCCCTGCAGGGCAAGATTTCAGGCTATGCTGATCAAGAAATATCTTATAAAACTCACTATGATCCTGCTTCTTATAATGTTGGATTCTCCAGTGATCTAGAGCAGTATTCTGCTTGGACGGAAGAACATAAGGGAAAATTATGGTGGGATTTGAGCACTGCTAAATTCTTGGACCATAATCAAGGTGATGTGTTATATTCTTTATCAGTGTGGAACAAGCTAGCTTTCGGCGCCAGCATTGATGTATATGAATGGACACAGTCTGATGTACTTCCTTCAGTGTGGGACGAACTTGCTGCTGATGAAGAAAACTTTTCACTGGGATACAGCGGCACGAGTAAATACGGAGATCAACGGTATGTTGAAAAACGTATATATGATAATGAAGCACAACGATTTAAAAATGTTTATTTTTTCTGGGTAAAAAACAAAAAGACCATACCTCAACTAGCAGGCAGGACTCGTTCAGCATTTGATGTGTCGGAAATTATACGAGATCCTAGATCACAGGGACTTAGGTTTGTTTCATTTTTTGATAGTAGTTCTTTTGTAATTCACAATCATCGTGGGTTGATGAAAAATCAAGATACTTCTATAAACTTCAGATTTTGGATTTCCGAAGACAAGTCGCAGAATATACATTCAGAATATCAGATTATTACAGAAGGTCTAGAATCCAGTAAACCTAAAAAATTAATAGAAGACAAATGGTTTGATAGTCTTGTAGGACAAGACCGATATCAACGATTAGTGCCGGATCCTTCACTGAGCGCAAAGCAAAGATACGGTTCTAGAAATTTACCTAGACAGTCATGGTTTGTAAATCGAAGAGAAGCATTAAAGCAGTTTATAGATCGAGTAAATAGTATTTTAAAAGATTATCTAACTGTAGATAATTGTGATATATCTCGATTATTTTCCAAAGATCGGGAGTATATAGAGAATGAATCGTATTATGATATTACTCTAGAAACTCTAGAAGAACTGCATGAACTAGGAACTACATTTATAAAAACAGCAAAAGTCGAACCTGTTATACAAGACGGGGTTATACAAGATCTAATTATAGTAGAACCTGGGTTTGATTATGTAAAATCTCCTAGTATAGAAGTAAAAGGAACAGGACAAGATTTTGAAGCAGAATTGCTAATTAATAAAAAAGGTTCGGTTATAGGATCTAGGATATTAAATAACGGATTCTTGTATAATCAAGACACGGAAATTACTGTTAGACCGTTCAGGGCGTTGATCACTTCAGATGAAACAAATCAAAATCAATGGAGTGTTTATGAATGGAAATGTGATTCCAAAGACTGGGTTAGAATAGCCACAGAACGATATAACATAGCCAACTATTGGGAATATACTGATTGGTATTTGTCTAGCGAAAATGATTTCACACCGGATCATGTGGTACGAACACTCAATGATGTTAATTTTCTAGATGATCGCTTAGGGCAGATAATTAAAGTAGAAAATACAGGATCAGGCGGTTGGACTATATTCAAAAAAATCAGTGATCTAGATACACAGTATGTAGGTGATAATTATCAAACTATTGCTAGACAAAATGGAACAATAAGATTTTTATCATCTATATATTCCTCTCCTGATGTTTTGCCTGAAGTGCGAATAATCCTAGACACTATCAAAGATAACATACTAGTAGATGATCTTTCATCAGAGTATAATGGTTTGTTTTTGAGCAGTCTTCGTTATGCACTTTCTGAACAAAAGATGGTAGACTGGGCTTTCAAAACCAGTTTTATCAAAGTAAAACATAACGTAGGTGATCTGGAACAAAAGATAAATTTCAAGAATGATAATCTAGAAAGTTTCCAAGAATATCTAGAAGAAATAAAACCTTATAAAACAAAAATAAGACAATATGTTAGTTCTTATACATGCGATGATGATTCTTTGGTATTATCCACTGATTTTGATGTTCCCCCGTTCTATGATGCTGATAGTGATTCCATAAAAACATCTACTGCTAAAGTATCAGATACTGGACTAGTTGATGTAAACTTTGATCCTACTAAGAATCTAAATCAAGCATGGGTTGATAACTACACTTATTATGTTAGCAGCATACAAGTAACGGACGGAGGCAAAGGTTATACCTCTGAACCGGAAGTGATAATACATGGCACGGGTACAGGAGCAAAAGCTCGTGCTTTTGTGGCAAACGGGTCAGTAGTACAAGTGGATGTTATTTCACCAGGACAAGGTTATGTGAAACGTCCTGTGGTAGAGTTTAAAAATACCTTGGGAAATGTTACTCGACGAGCCAAGGCAGTATGTTACATAGACAATGATACTACTAGAAAGATAAAAATTCATCAAAAGTTTGACAGGGTTAGTGAAGAAATAACACGATCAGAGTTATTTAGAATAGAAGACTTCTTGATAAACAAGCAAACACAGTATATAGATTTAAAATGGACTATAGACCGTTCTCGTGATTTTAAGTTAGTAATAAGTAGTACTCAAAATATAGATCTAGACTATCTTGTTGAAAACTCTGCATTACAGAGTGTAAATAATTCTGAAAGTATACTAGTACCTGCACATGATAGAATTTTACTCAGCGGGATTCTAGATGATTATTCAGATGATGAAGAAATATTATTAGTAGTCGAGTACTATAAACCAACAGAGATGCTGGGTATAGAAACACAAGATTTTTACAGTGACGGATCAGATCTAGAATTCACATTAACGTGGGCATCAGATACAAGATCGAGAGGTATAGAAGTATTTGTAAATGATATAAGAGTATTAAAAAACAATATAACAGTTACTAATGTAACTGAATATTCAAAAGGATACACTAGGTTACGGGGAAAAGTAATCATAGATCCATTTGTAGACATGCCGCTAGATGAACTACAAAGAATAACAGTTAATTATAAAAAGAATGGATCTCTGCTTGAGGCGCAAGACAGAATAGATAGACACTATGATCCGGTCTCGGGACAGTTTGGAAAAGAGTTGTCACAACTTCTAGACGGTGTGGGTAGCAAGGGAAACAAGATAACATCAGGTTTATTAGAAAATCAAGAAACGGGGTGGAATACTAGTACATGGTATTCAGATATATGGGATAGTGCGATAGAAAGTACCGAAGAAGAAACTTTTATCATTGATTATTTTATAGGAACCGGTTCATGGAACACAGTTCTTAATCTAAGAAATCCATTGGAAATAGGTGCAGTTTACAATATATACGTAAATGATAAAAGAATAGACAGTGATGACTACGGTGAGGTAGATGAAACTGATGCAGTAATGAGTCCTATCATAGGTAATAGTCAAACAGTTATAGATATATCTGAATTAACTGATCAACAAGGCATGGACCGGATACTAGAAATTTTAAATCAACGATATAAAGGAGGGTACACGCCGTCTGAATCATATCAAGAGCAAGACATAGTTTCTTATAATCAAGAATATTATCAAGCGATTGGAAATACAACAGGAAATTCACCCGAGGATAGTGATTTCTGGATCAAAAGAACTTCATATACTAACTTTATAACAGTGAGGAAATCTACAGCAGACGGATCTTTGTATGTTAGTTCATCTCAGTTAATAATGCAAGGTGGTAGTTTTTCTGTTGTTGATTCTGCGTTAGGTTTTGATAGTTCTGAATATTCACTAGACGGATCGGGATTCGTCACAGACACATTCAATCGAGGGCCAGAAGAACTGATTCCTGGACAAGTCACAGATACGCTGGAAATTAGATCAGAGATAAAGCAAGATTATACTCAGGGTGAACTACTGGCGCACTATAAAATTTTCAAGGATATGTTCGGGGATACTCAGTATTTTAAAATAGAAAATTCCAAGGTATATCAATTGTATAAAGACTTTAAAATAACAGATACAACCATAGAATTGTCTGATGATGTAGGTGAAATACTAGAGTTATCACAGAGAGGTGTAGTTTTCATAAACGGGGAAAGAATAGAATACTTTAAAAAAGATGGTTATGTTCTTAGTAACTTGAGAAGAGGAACACGGGGTACATCGGTAAAAACACTTCATGAAAAAGACTCAGTGGTTTATAAACAAACTGTTGATGAATTGTTACCTGACAAAGATATATACTACTCAGCTACAGTGACTGCCGATCAGCAAGGATATATAGATATATCTTCATTCTATGACATTTCGTTGGAACCTAGTAAAACATTCCATAAAGTCAACAATGATATATCTATAGAACCAAAACAAGATCAGATAGACATATTTGTAGGAGGTAGGAAGTTAAGAAAATCCGAGATCGCTGTTTATATTGATTCTCGTGAGCTAGATTCACCTGAAGCAGATATAATACTACCTCCTGAGTTTACTGTAGATTCTGCAAACAAACAAGTAATTCTAGAAAAGGTTCCGGATCCCGGTGAAGCTATAGTTATAGTAAAACACAGTTCAGAACCTTGGAGCCAACTAGTTGAGATATAAATATAAACTAAGATAAATACAAAAAACGTATAAAAGGGGATACAAGTGCACCGAGATAAGTCTGGAATATACATAAGAGGTCATGTAAAGATCTATGATCCTCTTGATAACACTGTTCTTGTAGACAAAGATAATAGCATACACTATGAAAACATGAGTATATCTTTGGCTGAAAGCATAGGAAATGAAGGACAAGGTCCGGTTTATAAAATGGCATTCGGTAACGGGGGATCTATAGTAGATAGTTCAGGTGTTATCACATATCTTACTCCTAATAACTCAGGAATAAACGCTGACTTGTATAACCGAACATATGAAAAGGTCATTGATGACCAAGACGTTAATAATAACACGGATGTAGCTAATAATAAAATAGAAATAAGACATGTAAACGGTACAAATTATACAGATTTGTTTGTTACATGTTTACTGGATTACGGAGAAATGTCAGGGCAAGATGCTTTTGATACATCGAGTTCTAATGACGGTACATTTGTGTTTGACGAACTAGGTCTAGTTAGTAGAGGAACTGAAAGGTTGCTTACGCATGTGATATTTCATCCAGTGCAGAAATCACTAAACAGGCTAGTACAAATAGATTATACAGTAAGAATTCAAACTCTTTCTGCGTTCAATGAGGTTTAATATAAATGTCTAGTTATTTTATAGATCGTTCAAACAGTATCAATCCTAGAATAGAAGTCGAAGAAAACACAACGAATACCGAAACATCTCTGGTGTTTCCAGGAAAAGGAATAATCCCTTATGCTGAGATAATTGCTGAAAACTTTGTTAAGTTACTGGAAAACTTTTCTAGTTACAGTAGTTATCCTCCTGAGAACCCAGTTCAAGGGCAACTATGGTATAAAACACTATCACCTGTGCCTATAAATAAATCTACGTACAGTGGAGAATATGACTCATCACAGGAATATGATCCAGGATTAGTAGTAAAATACCATGATAAGTTTTATTATTCGTTGACTGAGGTTACGACTGGTATGTTTCCAGACGAGTCTCCTGACGCATGGGCGTTGTATAAATATGAGCTAATGGTTTACAACGGAGTAGAATGGGATTCTATAGCAGAAAAAACCACAGAATTCTCAATAGGAAACTCAGAGGTAATAACATCTATAGATACACAAATATCACCAGATCTAGATTCAGATAGTTCGTTAGCTAGTTCAAAAGCAATCAAAGAGTATGTAGATTCTCGCATAGAAGATATTTCAACAAGTGATTCTTCTATAGTGTATTCAATAGTTTTTGGAAGTTAGTTCATTAAAAGGATTTAAAATAGAGAAATGTCAAATTATACAGTAGATTTTACAGACAATAGTAAGGATTCTGTTGTAGTAGAAGATAGAACAGTAAACACAGATACTTCTATAAAAATACCAGGCAGGTATGTTACCTCATATGGATCAATAATAGCAGAAAATTTTATTCATATGCTGGAAAACTTTGCTAGATGTGATCCTCCGGAAAATCCTATTACAGGGCAGCTTTGGTACTTCACTGATGATTGCAATTCAGTCACAGAAACTTGCCAAGAAACTGCATCTGTTCCTAGATTAAAGATATTTGACGGAACTAATTGGATTCCAGCAGAAGGTATATATCGTTCAGATATAATGCCCAATCAAGGAATAGACGGCGATATATGGTTAGATACAGTATCCGAGCGAGTTTATATATTTAATGGAATAGAATGGGTATTGATTGCAGGGTCTTGCACAGATAAGTATACGGGAGTTAGAGCAGCTAGCGTACAAGATACTGCTGGGCAAGAACACACAGTCATCATAGTTGAAATAAATGGTGAACTAGTGGCGATCATAAGTGATCAAGAGTTCGATGTCAGCAGTTTTAAAAAAAGTGATTGTGTATCACAGAATACTTATGAAAATTATCCTAGCCTAGAAGGTTTTCAATCGTTAAAAGAAGGGTTTAACTTAAAAGGGATTGAAGATTTAAGGGGTTACACAGGCAGTCAAGGTGTTGCAGGCCCGCCAGGCCCTAGTGGAGCAGGATCAGTGGGTTACACAGGCAGTCGAGGACCTACCGGACCCACAGGTCCATCAGGATCAAGTGGCCCGCCAGGACCCACCGGACCCACAGGTTACACAGGCAGTCAAGGTGTTGCAGGCCCGCCAGGCCCTGGTGGAGCAGGATCAGTGGGTTACACAGGCAGTCGAGGCCCTACCGGACCCACAGGTTACACAGGCAGTCAAGGTGTTGCAGGCCCGCCAGGCCCTGGTGGAGCAGGATCAGTGGGTTACACAGGCAGTCGAGGTCCCACTGGACCTACTGGTCCATCAGGATCAAGTGGCCCGACAGGACCCACTGGTCCTAGGGGTTACACAGGCAGTCGCGGTCCGTCTGGTCCCACCGGACCTACTGGTCCATCAGGATCAAGTGGTCCGTCTGGTCCCACCGGTCCTAGGGGATACACAGGCAGTCGCGGTCCGTCTGGTCCCACCGGACCTACTGGTCCATCAGGATCAAGTGGCCCGACAGGTCCCACCGGTCCTAGGGGATACACTGGTAGTAGCGGTGCAATTATACTGTCAGGATCTTGGGTACCTACACTTTCAAGTACAGGAACTGTTCAACCTTCGATATCATATGATAGTCGTATTGCTTATTATCGCAAAGCCGGGGATAATATAGTTTTTATACATGTGAATCTTTCCTTTACTATAACTACTAATACGAGTTCAAGCGTTTATATCAGTAATGTTCCTAGCTCTTTGAAACCTTTTAGTGGTAGTAACATTATAGCATACGGAACAGGTAATCCCGGAATACAAGTACCTGATTCTCATGAATATTGGTATATAAATGATAATGGCATATATTTTTCACGTAGTTTAAGTAGTTATATAAATGTCAAGCATATCTGGAAATTTAGTTTGTTTTACATACTATAGTGATATATATATATATTATTTTTTTATGAATCTATTATCGTTATGAATTTAACAACACCGGTAACTTTATCAAATTATGAAATAAAAATAAATTTTTCTATAATATGGTGACTATAAATATGTTTTATTTACTCGAGTATATAGGAGAAAATCAATGAAAGGTGAATGGTGTTATAATCAAAATTATTTTTCTAAGCAAGAGTGTGAAAAGATTATAAATGATTGCTGCTTGATTTCTGCAGAAGAAGGAACGATTAAAACAGATTCTTATATAGACGAAACTATACGAAGAAGTAAAGTCAGATGGGTGCGTGAAACTGATGAGTACAGATGGATTTTTGAAAAGTTTTGGAAATTTGTCAGAGAAGCTAACAATGAGTGGTTTCAGTTTAATATAAGCAATTTAGATTATCTACAATTTACAGAATATAATGATTCATACAAGGGAGAGTACAAGGATCACGTTGATACATTTTGGTTAACTGAGAAAAAACACAGAAAAGTTAGCGTAGTGCTGCAACTAAGTGATCAATCTTTTTATCAAGGAGGGCAACTAGTATTTTCTGATATAGATGAATATCCAGATCCTGTTATTAATAACCAAGGAACTATAATAGCATTTCCTTCTTTTGTAAAACATCGAGTAGAACCGGTCACGGAAGGCCAAAGATATAGCCTAGTAGGGTGGTTTGAAGGTCCTCACTTTGTTTAATGGTGGACGCATAAGTGACCGTATCTAAACAAGAAAGTTTTACTGTAGTAATTCCCACTATGTGGAAAATTAAATATCTGTTTGCAGAGTTATTAACGAGATTGTGTGATCATGAACTTGTAGAAGAAGTAATAATAATTAATAACGCTGTATGCGATACTCCTGCTTTTGATATCTTAAATAATGATAAGATAAACATATTAAATCAAGGGTCTAACATATATGTTAATCCTTCTTGGAACCTGGGAGTATTAGAATCTAAGTGCGATAAAATTTGTATTTCAAATGATGATATTATATTTGATACTACAATATTTGACATTTTAAATCCGATAATCAACGAAGATTCTCCTGTCTACGGGTTACACACAGATCATGATAATTATTTTTCTGATGATAAGAGTTCCGTTTATTTTTCTACGTGGACTGGTGAGTTTGATCCTAACGGATTTGGACAACTCATGTTTTTCCATAAGGATATATGGGAACCTGTTCCTTCGGGTATGAAAATATGGTGCGGGGATTATTATATTTTTAATTTAGGTATACTCAAAAATAAATATCCTGTGCTTATAAGAAATCTAGGTTGGCACACACCCAAGTCAGTTACATCTATGACATATACTTCTGAATACTGGGACAATGACCATATAGCTTGGAAATCATGGTTTGTAGATAAATTTAACTATTGGGTTGATAACTAATGAAAATTGCTTTCATAGATGTATTAGGATTGAGATATGACGGGTCAACTGCTGAAAAACGAGGACTAGGAGGGTCAGAATCTGCTGTTATTTATATGGCAGAAGAATTACACAAGCTAGGATTTTCAGTTACTGTTTATAATAATTGTAAAGGTGATAATTCCCATCCCGGGGTATACAACGGTGTAGAATATATAGATAATGGCGATTATTATAAATTTGAAGATTTTTACGATATAGTAATTTGTTCTAGATCAGTTATTCCTTTTATGCCAGGATCAGTATACAAATTTATTGAAAACTCTACACATAAAGTATTGTGGATGCATGATACATTTTGTGAAGGCGATGAAAATTTAGAATATCTATTGGTTAATGGAATAATAAATGAAGTTTTTGTGTTATCCGACTTTCACCTGACGTATGTTACTACCAATGAGCACGGAAACAAGCGTATGTACGAAGTTTTAAAGAATAAAGTATGGATTACTAGAAATGGAGTAAAGCGTAGATTTTTTGACGATTATTTAATTGAGAAAAAACAAAAAAATAAATTTGTATATAATGCTAGTGTAACCAAAGGTCTGGTTCCTTTATTAGAAGACATATGGCCTGAAATTAAAAGACGTATACCTGATGCTAGGTTGGTTTGTATAGGCGGGTATTATGACTTGTTAAATGGGGAATTTAATGAGCAAAAAGAAAAACTATTAAAATACTCATCAGATGATAGATATAAAGATTTAGATATTGAATTTACGGGTATAATAACTCAGAAACAAGTAGCTGAAATAGTAGCAACTTCGGGATTTATGATTTATCCTGCAGAATTTCCTGAGACATTTGGAATTAGTACACTGGAATCATTGTTGTATAATACTCCAGTTATAACCAATAACTTTGGGGCACTAGAGCAAACAGCTATAGACATAGCTTGTTATAAAATAGATTATCCTGTAGTACCCAATTCTCTGTTTCCTTTTATTAATAAAGATGTGCAAGTCCAGAGATTTATAAAACTTGTAGAGCAAGCTTATAATGATGATTACTTGTATCAGCAGAAACAGCATGCTTGTGATGTTATAAAAGATATATGTGAGTGGAGCACTGTTGCGTTACAGTGGAAACAACATTTTTTTTCTGTATTCAAAAAAATGTTACCTCTAGATGACTACAATAAGGTTACTAGAATAAATCAAAAAGTCTTGAGGGTTTTTAATCAAAAAAACATTAACAAAGAGCATCATATATTTCCTAGTTTCGGTGATGAAAAAAGGATAGTAATAATATCACCGTTTAGAAATGCAGAAAAATATATAAAAGATCATATAGAGAGTGTAGCGGGACAAAATTACGGTAATTATTTACATGTGATAATTGATGATTTCTCTGATGATAATAGTATTAATATCATACATGAATTTTTATCCGGGCTAAAAAATGATTTACGTGATAAGTTTATAATAATAGAGAATGAGTTTAGAAAGGGTGCTATAAGAAATCAGTTATCAGTTATAAAAAAATATATACAAGAAGATGATATAGTAATGCTTCTGGACGGAGATGACTGTTTGATCAATGATAACGAAATATTTAATTTTTATAATGATTTGTACAATCAGGGATATGATTTTACATATGGGTCGATGTGGAGCAAAGCGGATAACATACCCTTAATCGCTCAAGAATATTTGTCTGATAGAACTTATAACTGGAGTATACCTTATACGCATCTAAGGACGATGAAAGGCAGTGTTGCTCTAATGGTAAATGAGTCTAATTATATCAAAGATAACGGAGAATGGATGATGGCGGGTGCTGATAATCCTTTATTTAGAGAAACTTTTTCTTATGCATCCAATCCCTACGCAGTCAAGGAAATAACAGTAATTTATAATGATGAAAACGATAACAATGACTATAAGATAAACAGCATCGAACAAACTGAGAATTCAAAGAAACAAATACAAATAAATGAAAAATTAAATAATTCGAATGTTGATATGAACATACTTGAAAATCAAAATAATTGTTTTAATATAGAAAGGAATAAAACAATATTGATTGCTGTTCCTACAAACAAATACGTAGAAACGGAAACAATGAAATCAATTTATGATTTAGAAGTGCCAGAGGGATATACAACTAGGCTAGAATTTTTTTACGGTTATCAAATTGACCAGATAAGAAATTTGATCGCAGAGTGGGCAAAAAACTTTGACTATTTATTTTCTGTAGATTCAGACATATCATTTGATAGAGGAACACTTAAACGATTATTGAGTCACGGTGTAGATATAGTAAGTGGTTTGTATATACAGAGAATCCACGATGAAAATAATCTTGAGATATACTCTTGCGGCAGTAATTTAAAATATGAACAAGTAAAAAATAAAGGTCTCATAGAAGTAGATAGCTGTGGATTTGGCTGCGTTTTAGTGAGCAATAAAGTAATAAATAGTATGGATTATCCCCATTTTTATTATAAATCAGCTATAGACCATAATGATACCATATCTGAGGATACATTTTTTTGTAACAAAGCAAGGAGCAAAGGATTCAAAGTGTATGCGGATACTGGCTTATTGTGTGATCATAAAGGATCACATATGTTTAAAGTTAAATAAAAGTTGAAGTTATTAAACTCGGATAACACCCTCTGTGTGAAATTAGTTTTAATTAGATAAATAATTGAAACTATCGAATCGCTTATGTCTTTATGGAACACAACATCTTTAATTCATGATCTAGGTACACTGTACACTTCTTATAGCTATCAAGATTTACTAGAAGGACTGGTAGATACTGACGCATCTTTGTCTTTAATAAGTGGAGAGTTTCCTGCAGGTATAAATATTTCCGGAATCAAGTTGAAAGGAAGTCCGTGGGCTTCGATACCTGATAACAGTTCATTTCGTTTCGTGATAAGAGCAACACTAGAACAGACAATAAGCGATCAAACATTTTCAGTTCAGGTACTGCAACAGCAACAAACTCAAGATCAGAAACAAATAATCCCAGATCTTAGATCAGTTTGGGCAGGTCAAGATGATATATTCTATAAAAGATCTGATAATTTTTTACATATAAAGCTGGTTGCAAGCTTGCCTTCGTATGTGACATTTGATGGATGCACGTATTCGAGTAACTGTGAAAACTTCACAAGCAGTGATTGTATACAAACAACATTCGATCAGAATTCTACTACATTTGATAAAAATACCAAGTTTTTTTACTCTGAAAAGTTTACGTATGAACTAAAAAGCTATAATAAAGACGGATCATGCAGTTTATTACCTTCACGAGTGACTCTAGATTCTTCGACAGGAGTGATATCAGGTCGTGTACCGTATCAAGTAGAAGCGGTTAGAAATTTTGTTTTCACTGTATCTGCGGTTATATATAACGGTGATACTATAGTTTCTTGTGAAGATAAAGAGTTCAAGATTGTATTACTAGGAGAAAACATAGATTCTAGAATATCTTGGATATCTGATAGTGACCTGGGCATACTTGAAATCAAAGATCCTAGTATCATCAGTGTTCTCGCAGAATCTACATCAGATAATTCTATTATAAATTATCAACTAACCTCAGGATCTCTACCTCCCGGCTTGGGATTATCTAGAACAGGTGAAATATTCGGAGTTATAGATCATGATGGTGAATATTTTTATAGAAGTATCTGGAAAGTCGGAATAGAATATTCACAAGGTGATATAGTCAGTAAATCACAGAATAGATTTATATGTATAGAAGATCATGTCAGTGATTCTTCTAGCTTGCAAGTAACCTTTGATAATAACTCTACTACGTTTGATAATAACACCAGTACTTTTGGAACAGATCTAAGAGGAAAATGGCTAGAGTTTATATTTACGGAATACGGGTTAACTACTTTAGATAATAATTACGCACAATCTACTCTACTAGACTCAGGGAGTACAACCATAGACAGAAAGTTCGATTTCACTGTGCAAGCACAAGATCAGTATGTTTATAGCTCAGTAGAAAAAGATTTCTTTATAAAAGTAGATGATCTCGAAGGAAAAAGATATTCCAATATTTATATAAAGCTAGATATGCCGTTGGAAAAACAACAGTATTATTTTGAACTATTATCTGATCCTGATATTTTTCCAAGTGAGTCATTGTTCAGATCCAATGATGCTTCATTTGGCATACAAGATCGCATGACTATGTTAATTTATGCAGGAATACAGAGAAAAACTACCAAGCAGGTGGCAGCAGCACTAGTGAAAAATCACAGACTGCAAAAGGATTTTTGTTTCGGTGAAATAAAACTAGCAAATGCGATAGATCCAAAAACTCGCAGTGTTATATATGAAGTGGTATACATTGAAATAATAGATCCGCAGGATACACTAACAGGTTCAACACAGGATTCTTATTCTATAAATACCAACACCATAAGGCGCGTAAATGATGTCAGCTTGGATTCAGTGAATCAATTTCAAATAGCTTATAATACAAATTATGACGCTATAGATGCCAGTTTAACTACGATATATGCTGGTGATACTACTGAACATATAAAATATCTTACTAACATATCTAACATGAGATCAAGGCTTTCTGAAATAGGTGAGACAGATTTTTCTAAATTACCTCTTTGGATGCAGTCTATTGACCGTGAACGATATAAAACTTTGGGATATTTCCCTGCTGTTCCTATAGTATTTTGTAAACCAGGCCACGGTAAAAGGATAGTTAGAAACATACAACGATCCAGTTTTGATTTTAAAAACATTCACTTTGTATTTAACGGTTACTTTATCGATGAAACCAGTGATAATCAGCAAGAACATTTTATTATGTTTTCTAATTATGATTTTAATATATAAATATAGTTAAATGTAACAAGGAGTTTTTATGTCTAGTAATATAGATGCAGGTGGAATCGATGATACATATCCTGTAGCAGGAAAACAAAATTCTAGCCAAGGGTTTAGAGATAATTTTTCTTATATAAAACAAAATTTTCAAGTAGCCAAGGACGAACTAAGCCACTTGTTATCTATATTTCCTCAAGGCGCGTCATCTAGTATAATCCCTCAACAAGATGGTGCAGATGATCTAGGATCAGTGGAAAACTCTTGGAGAAACATATACGCATCAAACGAAATATATGCAGATGTAGTAAATGCCAGCTCACAAATTCGCAGCAGTTTTATAAGATCTGATGAAAAAGCCGATCCTCTTAGACTAGTTGCTGGTACAACGCTAAGTAACGAAGGGGCTAGAATTTTTTTATACGGCTTGGAACATGAAGTGTATCCCGGTGAGTTCATTATACAGTCACTGAATCAAACTGCAACAGGTTATAACTCTCTAGTAGGAAATTCAAACGGTGTACTAAAATGGAATTCAGAAGAACTGGCTACTAAATCATATGTAGACTCAGCAGCACTCAGTGGGGGCGGCAGTGTTACACTGAGTTCCGTAACATCTTCTATAATTCCTAATTCAAACAATTCATACGATCTAGGTTCTTCTACTGCAGCATGGAAAGACATATACGCTTCAGGTATAGCTACGCTGGGATCTGTGAAAATAGGAACATCAACGACTGCTATAACTGGAATAGACACAGATCTGTCAACTACTAGCACCGCAGATGATACTGTTCCTAGTGCAAAAGCAGTAAAAGCATATGTAGATGCAGCAGCACTCAGTGGAGGCGGCAGTGTTACACTGAGTTCCGTAACATCTTCTATAATTCCTAGTTCTAACAACACTAATGATCTAGGTTCTTCTACTGCAGCATGGAAAGACATATATGCTTCAGGTATAGCTACGCTGGGATCTGTGAAAATAGGAACATCAACGACTGCTATAACTGGAATAGACACAGATCTGTCAACTA